AACGCCAAACCTGTTTGTGATACCTCGAGATTGACCAGTAAGGTCGTCGAACTCTCCCTGGTAATCTGCGATTTGCTGTAGAGAGCCACGGTAGTCATCAGCTAGTCCAATGTTCTTGCTGTACATGTCGTCAAACATGCCAGTGCGACCAGCTATTTGATTACCTAAGCCATAAAACTGATTATATAGGTCGGCAGCATTTGCGCCGAAGCCAGCGTTGTTTGCCATCATGTTCTGACCAGTAGCCATGTTGCCAGTACCGAAGTCATACATGGCGTTGTTGGCAGTGGTCTGCATGTCGTTAGGACCAGCTAGGGTTTGACCTTGGTAGTAACCTCCAGCGACTGCATCGTTGAAGGCACCTTGGCCTCCAGACAAAGCTGCGTCGACATATGGCTTGTACTGGTTAAAGCTTGCCATGTTCGCTTCGTTCATGCGATCAGTTGCGGCTGCTTGTTTCTTAGCTGCACTGTTCGCAAATAAGCCTCCGACAGCTGCACCAATAATCTGGCCCCACATAGGCTTCTCCAATCGTAATATATTAAATGTTTAAACTTGTACCCAGGACGAGCCGTTGTAGACGACCAGACCACTGTAACCATTACCGAGGGGGTTCCACGGGCTTACAGCGTAGCGCACCATGCCTTTCTTGGGGTTGTCTGGTGCATCGTCTACTACTTGTATTGTGCCTTCGATGACGCTTCTGACGGCGTTCTCGATGGCTTGTAGCTCCTGAGCTATGTAGATCTTGATGCTCTCCTCGAGGGACGGCACAGGCCGTCTGACGTATGCGTTCACAGTGACGTCGGTAATCTCATTAGTTGCCATTGTCAGCGTCTCCCCGTCGCCATGACGTCGAAGTCGAAACCTGAGACGGCAAAGTCTTTGATGTCTGTCGTCTCTATCTTGTAGCTGAGGTATCGACCTGAGGATCTCGAGTCGATCTTGTAGGCAGTGTCGCTGTCAAAGGTAAAGCTTGTGTCGTAGGTAGGGACCTCGGTTGCTATGTCGGCTGCACCCATTGAGACGACGAAGTCCTTGTTGGATGCCACAGTAGAGAACTGAGGGACCATCTTGCGTATCGCTTTGTATCCTGTGAGGGGCAACTGTGCTTCATCTAGGTCAATACCAGTGCGCTCTAGCTTGATGCCTTTGGTGGCTGTTGTGTCTAAGGCTTCAGACAAAGACGAGTTCTCGTTGATGCCATCGAGGCCGTAGAGCTTGGCGTTGCTGAGGCTGTCACTAGTAGACGCTTGTCCTAGCATGAGGATGTGACGTGTGAAGCCAGCGTCCTGTGCGGCGTATGTACCACCAGCTGCATCATAAGTTAAAGACGTAGAGTCATATGTAGCCACAGTGTTTACGTTGGCACTGGTGCCAGCGAAGACGTTAGGCAGATCCATGAAGGACCAGGTGTTGTTTCTGTAGTTAAAGACAGCTGCTCGGTTACATCCGTCGCCGTTAGTGAACTCTGCCATGTCGTCAGAGCTTTTGTAGCAGAAGTATATCTCTTCGCGTGATTGGTCGTACTGCACGAAGCACCTGGTGAAGGCGCTGGTGTCTATGCCTCCAAAGACGTAGTCCTTGATGCGCCCGTCAACTATAGATTGCCTGGAGACGCCGTCTGTAACGTAGATGTCCTTCTGATCGAAGACGTAGTGTTTACCTTCGACCTCGACGATGCAGTTCTGATTGACAACACCAGCGTCACTAAAGAGCTTACGGAAGTTAAATATGAAGGTGCCACCGACAAACTCCATGAGCCACACTTGGTCACTGGAGTAAATCAGGAAGTTGGAGCCTAAGGTGGCCCCGTCTATGATCGGGGTGTTCATCTGGGCTATGTCGTTGAAGCCAGCTGACTTGGTGGTGTCTGTAGCGTCCCAGCTGTCTGGGGCGTTGTTTGCAGTTGCTATGTTACTGAAGCGTACCCTGGTGGGAAACGCAGAGCCGCCCTCTGTCATGTTGAGGGCCAGCAAGAAGTCACCAAAGGATCTAATGGAGGCAGCGCGGTGTGTAGCATCCCAGTTTACCAGGTTGGCAAAGTTAGACATCGCTGGTGTTCGATATAAAGGCACCACGTCTGCCCTGTTCAGATACTGGACGTTTGCTAAGGATGTTGCTGTTACTTGGGCCGTACTTGCTGAGGAAGACGTGGCGTAGTCGAGGGATAGTGTTCCGTTGGAAAACTCATGGACGTCAAAGGTGTTACTGACAATAACGACAGTATCGTAGCCAGTGGCGTTGTAGAGGCCGTGTGTGAATATAGGAGTAAAACCGTTGACGGGTGTGATAGACCTAAAGCCTGGGGATCGACGGACGTTACCTTGGTCGAACCTGACGTTCTTGGCTCTAGTGAATGCGTTGAGGGGTAAGTTGAAGGGGTCAATGTCAGTGATTACACCTACGGAACCTAGGTCTCGGATCGGTAGGTTTGGCATGAACTGGTGTTCCTCGTATTATTTACGCAAGTGAAGGCCAGGATATTGTGTTGGGAAACCCAGCTTGCTGTGGGACGTCAAGCAGCGCAAGCCTGTAGGCACTCATGTTGGCTTGCTCTTGTTCAGACATAGAGTTCCACCTAAGTGGATTACTGACGATGGGGTCCACTTCAGCTACCAGGCGTCGGTCTCTTTCTGCTCTTACGTCGGCAGCTGTGGCTGCGTCTAACTCTTCCTGTGTGGGTGCCACGTAGGCCGTGAAGTCGGAACCGATGAGGGCTAGTAGCGCTGCATTGTCTATCGTCATGTCTGTGTCGGTGGGATCTATAGTGTAAGGTATCCAGCCGTATGTGGGGTGGTTTATCTCGACATCCATTCTAGCGTTGTCAGCTGATAGTGACACTGCGTTTCTATACTGTGTGATAGCTACTGTCGTTGTCATCTTATGAGATCCTCACGAATAGTGTTGATGGCGCTCTGTTGGACACCCTATCGGCTGAACCCATAGCTCTCCAAGAGCCGCCTGGTGGAGTTCCCCCATTGATGGATGCAGCTGTGTCATCGCTGTAGACGCTTGTAGATAGAAACCCACTGTACTTAAGACCTGATGCAGCGTAGGTACTGCCAGCTACGAAAGTGCCAGCTGTTGTTTGCCCAAGCCACGCATATGTCCCTACGGCACCAGCGGTTGTGTCAGTGCTGATGGTGGTGCCTGAGACGGTGATACCACTGCCACCCGTGTAAGTCGTGTTGGTATCTGTGTCTGTAGAGCTAATGGTGAAGTTAGGGTAGGTCCCCGATATGGAGGTAGCCCCAGACCCTGTAAGTGTCACTGTTTGGTCGGGTGCACTGTTCGTTATGGTGGTCCCAGAGATCGATATGCCAGTGCCACCCGTAAAGGATGCTGATGTAGCACTAATGACACCGTTGCTATCTATGGAGATGTTAGTGCCAGCTGAGAAGGCACCTCGGATGTTGCTGTTGGTAACACGGGTGTACGTGTAGTTGCCTGAGTTGTCGTAAGAGAGGGAGCCGTAGCCTGTACCTGAGTTGGCAGCTGAGAAGTCTGTGGTGGCTAGGTTGCCTGATGCTGCGACAGTGATGGCGTCCAGCTGCGCCTGGATGTCGGAGGTGACATTCTTGACGTACCCTAGCTCGGTACTGGTGAGGCCACCAGCTGCCTGACCAGCTAACAAGTTGAGGTCAGATGACGTACCGCTGGCACTACTGAAAGACGTAAGGAGGTTGAGGTTGTCCTCGGTGGCTGTGACGGCTGCGTCTATGTTGGGGAAGGTACTCTTGATGGTACTCTTGATGAGACGTATGTGGTCGTCTGCTTGACCTAGGCCATCAGTCGACGCTGGGTTACTTGCGTTCAAACTATTGATGAACGTGCCAGATTCTAAGGCCATGACGTGGGTTCCTTACTGTTACTTATGTGTTTGCGCTTATGGGGGACTGTGGTGGGGCTGGGGTTGCTGCTTCAAAGAGCCTAACAACAACAACAACAACAAGAACAACCTTTAGCGGTCTTTTGAAATCTATTGATTGATTAGACCACCTGGGGGTCAAATGTCTGACATGGGACCCACTAAAGTCATTGATTCATTAGACATTCATTGGATTAGACATTGATTACTAATGATATCAATAGGTTATGCTGGAGCGGATATACTATCCGATCTGCAATGGTATGATCTGATGGTGTATCAAGTGTCAGACATTAGACATTAGAGTGATTCTTGTCTGGCTAAGGTGTATTTCTTTTGATTACAAATCGGGACCTAAGTCTCCACCTCGGTAACACTGTGGTAACACTGTGGTAACACTGTGGTTACACCTCAGTATCACCTCGGTAACACTGTGGTTACACCTAAGTCTCCACCTCAGTAGTCTGTTGTTCTGCGACAGTATCCAATGCAGTATCTATCTTCAGTCCGTCCTTAGTTGTGTCAGATGTGACCTTGTAGTCGTGTCTGTCGTCCACCCAGGTAAACTCATGTCCAACCTGGTTAGGTGCAAGGGTTATTCCGAAGCTAGTCTTAAGCATGTGTCATATGTCCTCATATGTCGTGTCAGATGTGATAGTGCCTTGGTGGACACATGTGACCTTGGGAGGAGTGATCAGATGTATCCACCACGACGTCGGGGGAAACTGTGGCACACATTGCGTGTACCTACGTAAGGGG